ATGGAAAATTCAATACCAACATACGGAATAATCCAAAAACACAAATGCCGAGGCATAAACACCTGGTACGGATGGTGCAGACGTAACAGTAAATTCAAATTTACATCGTTAAGGACCGAATCCAAAAAAGAAGCAAAGCAGTGGCTAGATAGAATGAATGCAGCTCGTTTTTTCGAGAATGTTAAGATATGGGGATTTTCCTCAATCGACAAAATAGATCCTGATAAGGAAATCGAAGCGTATGTCAACATTCCTAGAGCGCAAAATTCATCAACGACTGTATCAAATGAACTAAAACACTTTAAAAGATTTCTTGATAATGAAGGCATCGATGATTTAAACGATTTTTCAAGCGATCTAGCAGACTCTTATGTTCAATTCTTATACGACGAAGGCGTAAAGCCTAAAATTTTTGTAGCAACGGCAAAATCAATGCTAAGCAAGGCATGGCGAAGACACGGGAAAACAGAGGTTAGCCCGTTCGAAGGGATAAAGCTTGCCAAAGAAGACAAAAAAGAAAAGACATCCTGGAATTTGGACGAAATAAAGGCAATTCTCGATAAAGCAGAATCAAGCGAAATGAGAATGCTATGGGCTTTAATGGCCTACGCAGGGCTACGAATCCACGAAGCTCTTAAATTCACTAACGAAGATATTAAGGACGGATGCTTTTATGTACTTGGCAAAGGGAAAAAACAAGCTACCCTACCTATAGGCAAAACTTTGCAAAGCGAATTCGATAGGTACAAAGGAACGTTCCCTATACAATTCAAAAGAAGAACCGTGCACAGGGAGCTTACAAAAGCATGCAAGGCCGCAGGAGTAAAAGAAGGCAGTAGCCATAGCTTTAGGCATTCTTTCTGTTCCAACATGGCAAGGTTAGGCATTAACGCCAAATACGCCCAGGAACTTATGAGACACGCCACAAGCGCAATGACATTAGACGTTTACAGCCACGTCGTTCCGGAAGATTTAAAAAAAGTCGCAAGCCAGATTTAAAATTATTTTTTGTAAAGCACCTGGTGCCTTGGAAAACTTTCCGTGAAACCTACATGGATCCACTTGATAGCCGTTCCTGGCGTGCCATCGAGAGTATAGCAGATAGCCTGGTCAATGTCAAGATCTTGCATGTGCGCAGTCACCAGCTGCCACAAAGCATTGTTGTCAGCGGCCTTGCCACTATACGCACAGACGTCGGCAGCCATGCCTTTAAGGTGGGCGCTCGTGGTGGAGCCTTTTACAGCCGCATTCACTGATGGAGAACGGTAGCAACTGTTTACGCGAATGGCTCCCTTGAAGATGTCCCTAAGACGTTGAAGCTTTACGGCCGTATGGTAGATGTTGCTTACCACCTCCATGTCTTCCGGGACGTTTATCAGTTTTACGCTTGTTTTTGTAAGTTCCGAGAATTTAAAATTCGTTACCATATCAAACCTTTCAGAAAGTTACCGTAACGCCAATGATTGCCGCAGCAATCCAGTACACGACCTTGCGAATGTCGTGCGAAGTGAACGCATAGACTATCGCAGCCGCTACGTCTAGTATAATCAGAATCAATGGGAAAATCTTCTCTCTATTCAAGAGTAACCAGCCTTGCGCAGTCCAGAGAGTCGTCGCCAAAATGCTTGTTCGCGAACCACTCCACAGCCTTGTCGGCACAACCCGCCTTGAAACGTCCAATGTTAGATTCTCGCAGAGCACCACGGAAGATGTCGTCGCATTCTTCCCTGCTGAATATGCCGAAGCCCTCGTTGCCATAGAGAGCATCGTGAATTGCGCCAGCCCAGTTGTAGCGCGCATTCTTCTCGTCCCACGAAGGCAAGAACCAGCGAAAAATCTTAGGCACGCTCAAGCCGTCGCACTTGAAGCCCGCAAGGAACTTCATCGTGTATGTTTCGCCGCTGGTAAGGTAGAGCCTTACGGTAGTGTAATTCTGCAAGGTGTAAGTGCCCTTGCATCTGTTCCACCAGCTAGTTTCAACAACAAAATTCTTTAGTGTCACGCTCATTTTTTCCCTCTTTACAAATAAGTCCGTCACAGTATCGAACCACATGCCGAAAATCACCAAAATGGCAAGGCAGGCAACAACGGCCATCATTACCAATTCCATATTCATAACTTACCCTCAACTTGGACGCTACTTGGAAATGACGAGCTTGCCGTCAACAAGTAGCTTTATTTGCGTTGTCAGTTCCACAAGAGACTTTTCCACGCCACCCATGCGGTCGCTCAGATCCTTCGTGCTCGCATCTAGGCGAGCTTCAAGGCGTGCAATGTCTAAGGCCTGCTGCTGTATGGCGCGCTGGTTGTCGTGCGCTTGGTAGCAGCCGTAACCGCCAATAACGAGAGCTATGATGGCAACGGCAGGGAACAGCCCGCACTTCTGCAATGTCACTCCGATGATGTCAAGAATTTTGTTCATCTAAAACTCTTCTTTATAAATCCATTCGATAGTATTTATAATTACTGCCTTCACGATACGAATATATCGTAGTACCTCTATTGCGCAGCAACTTAAACGTAGAACCATCTGCAAACCCCATTATCGTAATGTCTTTTGACGATAAATTCAAAACATGGAAAGTTTTGCATTTAAATCGATACTGCGACAAGATTCTTTTCTCTACGATTGCAGCAACATTCATTTGCGTGGAAGAAACATCATCACCTAACGTAATTGATATACACGCACCAATAAACGCACCATCAAATGTGCCGCTGCTAGATATATCGAGATTTTCGTTTTTCAGGTACGTCGTCTTGATTACATTGTTATCTTCATCTTTTTGTGCAGCAGTAGCTATATCAGATCGCTGGACATGGATATTATACGTTTCACCATCTTTGTCCAACGGCAATTTATTCTGCTTGCTATTATCCAAGCTGGATACCGCATTCCTTACAGCCTTTTGCGAAGGTACTTTATCTTCATTGGAAGCATTCAAGTTCTGGACAATGTTCTCCTTATCAAATTTATTATTAGCAAGTGCCCGAACATTGCTATCTACGTTGCTAAGCAGTCGTCCAACCGTTGTACGCCTGGGCAATCCAACAGCCCCATTCTTAACATCCTGTACTAGTACAACGTCAGAACTCGAAACGTCATAACTATCGGAGTCAGGGCGTTCTGCTGAATTGTTAAAAATTCCTTCAGCCGTCCCTGAAGTTGCGTTGGAGGCGGAGACATCTAGCTTGCCGTTGATGGCTGTTTCCAATGCAGAACCGGACTTGGCAGCGGATGCACTTGACGCATGGTCGGCTTCCGGGTAAACTATACCTCCACCAGCAGCATTATACGCATTGTAGTTGGTTCCGTCGTAGACAACTTCGTACCAACTAACCGCCAAATTATTGCTTGTGCCGTTAGCTCTCGCCCCATTGATAAAGAGCGGCTTGGCCCCTTGGCAATTCACATTCAGGCTCAAGTTGCCAGTATTTGCGTTTACCGCATCGACACGGAGCCTAAAGTGGGCTCCCTTGACAAGATACGCCCCATTGACAAATACGTTCTTCGTTGCATACGCAGCCTGCCCGTTTATGTACGCGACATCGGTAGGAATCGCGCTGGAGTCGCAAGCGTCCGGAAGCATATACATACAGGTTCCGTTCCAGAAGAACCAATGGGAGCCAGCAGTGATGGTCTTCACGGTTGAACTCGTTGCCGTCCAGGTATTGTCGGCGGTCAGAAGGTAGAGAGCCTTTGCGCCCTTGCCATTGACGTTGATCGTCGGCGTGTTCGCCGTATTCGCATTCGCGATGTAGGCTTTGAATACTCTAGACCCTGTGTAGACGAACTGAGCGAAGTCGATAGCCTTTGCTGCAGTACCTGCTGCTGTGCCCGAATAACCCGTGATGTCTTTGGCGTACACGTTTGTTGTGGTGTTGGCATCACCGCTTTCCTGGAGACCGTTGTTGGCACAATCATAGGTAGTTCGGCCAGCCATGTTCTTGTAGTAAGTCGTGTAGTCCGTATTGGCACAGGAATCATACAAGGTTGCGGAGCAGTTCTCCTGGCTAATGACCTTCATGGTAATCGTGCGTTCATTCCCTGCAGTAGTATTGTTATTGCAGTTGTACAGGCACACACCCAGTTTCCAGTTAGCCGTAGCTGTAGATGGTCGGTAAGCAACGAAGTAATACATAGGGCGGTAAGATGTATTCCTGTGGTTGTTCCACATGGCAGAACATATAGTGTCATTGCCACCGGCTCCATAAATCAAGCAATCATGCGTAGATGTGTATGTTACATTGTCATTAGAACGCTTGTAACTTGCCTCTATCCTTACTCGAAGCTTGAAAATCTTACTCGTATCCGATACATGGGCCAAGTCTATCATTATGAAGTCAGCGCCATTTCCATTAGTATTGGAAGAGGCGATGAGGCTTGTATATGTTTTTTCGGCAATAGGTTCTTGGACTTCCGTGAAATTGTGCGTATGCATCTTCGGGGCAAAGGTAGACGGCTTTCCGCTCACATTGTCCCACTTGACTCCAATCTCGTGCTTTACACCCAGCTTATCCTTTATACGTGTTATAATAGACATTCAAAAAGTTCCTAGGAAAGTTCCACGTAATATCCATCGTCGTCATTGCCGACGGAAAGACCGACCGTACCGTTCATAGGAGTAAATCCTAGCGCATCGGTCACGTTCTTTGAAGTGATTTCACTACGGATGGTCGCAGAGGACTTGTTCTCAACGTTTCCGAGACCAACGTCACCCTTGGCAAGAGCCGAACCGAGAACGACATGGCCCTGGGCATCCATGCCGACCTTCTTTGCGGCAGCAGTAGCGGCAGTGAACGAAGGATGAGTGTACACCGTCGTCTCTGTCTCATCTATCTTGATGTTGCCGTTGGTTGTACTTGCCTCGACCTTTTTGGCACCTGCGGATACACCTTCAAGCTTGGAGTAATGTTCCTTGCTCATGAGGCCCGTCTGACTTCCAGAAGCGCTCCGCACGGTCTTCTTGGTGGCGGTTATCTCGCCATTTGCGTTCTGCGTAATGGTCGCGATGAACGTGGCGCTAGTGCCACTTTCAGTCGGGTCTGACTTGGCGCTCTGCGTCGTCTTGTAGTCGCCACTTGCCTGCTTGCCGTCCAGGGCTGCCTTGACCAGCTTCTCGCTAGGAACCTTGTCATCACTCGCTGCGGTTCCCCATGATGTCGCAATGGCACTAGAGTCAACCTTAGCGTCAAGAGATGTCTTGACAAGCTTCTCGCTAGGATATGCGGTGTCGCTTGGAGTTTTCTGCCATGCAGTCTTCTTGTTGTTTTTGTTTTCGGTATTGTCGGTAGCAATATTGACTGCGGTGATTTTGCCGTCAGTCTCAGTAACCTTTACCTGCACATTGGTTCCGTCCGTGCTAGTTATGGTCGCATCCAGAGCGCCAATTTTGTCCGTCACCGTCTTGACCGTGGCGGCCTTGTTAGATGATGCGTTGTATGTGCCATCAAAGCTTACTGTTGCCTGCTTGCCGTCCAGGGCTGACTTGACCAGCTTCTCGCTAGGAACCTTGTCATCACTCGCTGTGGTTCCCCATGATGTTGCTATAGATGTCTTGTCAATTTTCCCATCCCACGCTTCAACCTTGCCTTCGGTTACCTTGTCAAGTTCTGCCTTGTTTGAATGGGTATGATGGATTGTAGAATCGCCGCTAACCTGACTGTGACTGTACGCAGTCTTGCCTCTGTCGCCTCGGTATGCAGTAGATGAAGTTTCGCCAAGCGCAAGGCTCGAACTTATTTCGGAATACTGGGTGCCGCTCCAGCGGTATGTCTTGGAGTCTGTAAGGTTGACGTAGATTTTCCCGCTTACGGCGGTAATCTCGATGGTGTGGGCGGCATCCTGGTAGAACTTGCCGTTGTATAGGTAGCCTTCAATGACATCGTCAACGAAGGACGGCAACTGCGACGCAGGAATCTTCGCTTCGGCATCAAGAGTTGCAAAGCCATTGGCCACGCCAGCCTTGGCGGAATCCATTGGAGTGTATCCGAGGGCGTTGGTCACGTTAGCCGATGTTATTTCGCCACGGATTGTGGCGCTGCTCTTGTTTTCCACGTTGCCTAGACCAATCTGCGACTTGGTTACCTTGTGCGGATTCGTCTGGTCGTTCTTGTGGTTGGTCAGGGCTGTTGCCGCATCACCAGCAGCTGCGTCGATGGCAGCCTTGACGGCCGAAGAATACGGGACATTTGTGGTTGCCCCGGAGAGCGTACTTTCGTAGGCGCTGACATCTGCATCACCAATGGTGTGCATGTTGCCGTTCTTGTCTTTCAGTCTCTTAATCTTAGCCATTCTAGGCCTCCATAATGAAAAATTCTACAACGTCGGAATCAACCTTCATGTCTAACGTCTTGCTCTTCAAGTCTTGCAAGTCTCCCTCAAGCGCAGTTATCTTTGCGTCCCTTTCCTCAAGGGCATCGACCAAGCCACTTACATCAGCCATTACAGGCTGGCGGCGGCTGATGCTTACCTTTCCGTCGGTCTCCTTGACGGCGGTCACGAACTGGTTGGCAACGGCGGCGTCATTGACATCAAGGGCGTTAATCTTGTCCGTTACGGTCTTGACCGTGGCGACCTTGTTGCTCTTGTAGTTGAATGTGCCGTCGCACATCTTGCCGTTAAGGAATTGCTCCCAGTAGGAATTGGACGGTTGCGTCGGTCTCGTATGACTGGAGTTTCCGATGCGCCCAAGGAACTTGATGTAGCCGGCATCCGATTTGTTGTTTGCGTATTCCAGCAGTATGCTGCGTGCATAGTCTGGCTTATCGTCCGACCCTGGGCTATCAACATCGAATAGACAGAAGCAATCCACCTTGAATCCAGCCGTCTGTTCATCCGTAACAAGGATAGGCGGGACATTAGTCAATGTGTTCGTGGTGGTGCTAGCATCAGAATAGAACGTAGCAGCGTAAGGAACAGGCTTTCTTGCGAAATAGTCAAGGATAGTCATGAATACATCCTGCCCTTCTTCGAAAGCCACCATGTTCGTTCCGTGAGCTACGGAGTCGATAAGGTCACGCAGTTCCCGCTCGCGGCCTACAGCATCTTCAATCTTGTCATAAGACGAAAGGTCTATGGACATGGTGCCTATGAGGCTCCATGCAGTACCGTCGCTAATCCACTCCTCGTACTGGTCTCGAACTTCGGGGTCGGTACTTACCTGGACGAGGTAAATCTTGCCAAGCTGAGCTTCGCTCGCCTCCGGCTTCTGCTGACCGTATGGCACGACAATGTAGCCGGACCAGTTGCGGATAAATCCGTCCACCTGTTCCTTGGTATAGGCCCCGACCTGCGCCGCAGTGACCTCGTGTGGGTTGGAACGGTCGGAGACGTGAGTGGAAAGAGCGTTCGCATTGGATTTATCGCCAAGCGTTCTCGCTTGTATTTCAGCATCTATTTTTTTTAAGATTTCTTCAGGATCGAAACCTATTATTTCTTCTAAAGAAAATAAGATTTCGAAAAAAGAACCATTGTAGAATAGAACAGAATTCTTTTCAACCGGCATGGGTTCACCATCCATACCATTTAAAACTATTCCGGAATCAGAGACTACATAAAAATCCCCATTTCTACAATCTTCTACAGAATTAAGTTCATCAACCGTAACCCGACTGAACCTTAAGCGAATAGCACCGCGTTCTATAGCATCTGCAATCTTATCAGCGATGGCAGACATAGCCTCTTCTACCGAAACAGAAGAGTTCTGAGCATTACTTTCGCCAACGCTTACAAGATCTATTTTTAGCTGTTCCCGCATTTCCATACGCTAACTCAATTTACGCCATGCACCGTTCAAATAAACATTTAATACAACCTTATCGAACTCATAAGATACGTACATAGAGCCTTCAGAAGGCAAACCGGGCTTATTTGTCGGAAGCTCTAATTCAGTAAAGCCTGCATGGCCACTAAGAGCTTCGACATAAGCTACGCCAAAACGGCAGTTACCTCCAAAAGAAGCATCACCAAGAACATCTACACTAGATAAAGTCGATTTTCCGGCAACAGAAATAGCCCCTTTGAAGTTTACCGCCGCATGGAACGTAGCCTTCGCAAACGAAACAAACGCACTTTCAGCAGATATCGTAACACCCTTTATAAAGGACGCTAATTTATTGAAAACCGTAGTCGCATCAACACAAACAGGTTCTTCATCAGGAGACACGAGTTTTGAAAATGCACCTTCAGAACCACTGATACTTCGCCCAGCAATTTTCCCAGCAGAATTAAGATTGCCCTTCAAAAGAAGGGAATTAGCATAAATATCATGCGCATTAAGGATATTTTTAAACACAGCCGCATCGGCACTCGTAACTACCGTATAAGACGAATTTACGCCGCTAAAAATAACCGCACCAAATTCAGGTACTTCGCACTCCCAGCCATTAGAACTAAATCTAAATGCAGATCCATTTTTATGACGGGCAATGCCAAGAATCCCCTTAAACCCACTTACACTTACGGCAGGATCATCTCCAACTAAATCACAAATTACAACCGCATTACCTGAGCATTTACTAAGGTCAAGATTCCCGTGGCCAACAAAATTATCCAACACCCGCCCCTTCAAAGCGTCAAATAATTGAGAATCATCAGACTCATCAAGAGCATTGCCAAAGCCTTCCACGACATTCGCCAATTCCTCTTGAACAGAATTGAACCATTCAGCGTTTAGATCTGTAGCTTCAAATCCAGATTCCGGATCGCCGTTTGTAAACTTTCCATCAATAGCAGTTTCCGTATTGATCCTACGCATAAATCACCCCTTTGCTACATAAGCAAATAAACATCTTGTATGAGACGGAACCGACGCATTGATCAACTTTTCAAAAGCAGACCGTTTCCACCAGCGAATAGGCTTATTGCATTTCGTTTTGCAGTTAAAAACTCCAACATCACCCAACGAGATATTTTGTTTAATCATCCAATAAAAGTTGAGACGTTCTGGAGAATCTTGAACGCCAGCAAAAAATTCTGGATTTTTCCAATACTCATAGATTTCAATTTCTATGCCGAATAGCGCAGCGACGGACTTAAAATACGGAATAGTACAACCACCCTTTTTACAGGCTTTTCTATAAACTTCAAGAAGCCTCTTCTTCGATTGTTCGCTATCGCCCCCCTCGTATTCAACGCCTTCTTCCGGTAAGCGGTACTCCGACTCAAAAAACGCTAAAGAATCTGTATGAGTAGGCGAAATATTTGTTCTATAAGACGCGATCAAGCGATAAAGTTCTACAACGGCCCCTGCAATCCCAAGCATCAGACGACTAAATAAACCATCCGAACCTTTGTACCAGGAAAAGCCACGTGGCAAAAGTCCCAACAAAGACTGGCAGACATTCTGTTCAAAATCACTTTCCGGATGGTCAGCTACATTATCCAGAGCCAATCTTTTCGTATCATCCGTCACATCAACTTTTCCAACAAACTTACGATTTGTACCGGAGTCGCCCACATAAAGTTCCAAAATTCCCACTGTTTTGGGGGCCATCACCTGAATAAAACCATCGTCATAGTCATAGACAACAGCTTCGGAATCACCAAACCACGCTTTAGTACTGCCCGAGAAACCAGCTCCGTACACATACACAGAACCGCCCTGCACAACAACTTTACCAGCGTAATTACGAATCAGCATAAGAACTCCAAGTCACTTCGCCATCTACAACAAGCTGTTCATAACCGGACTCTTCAGATTTCGCAAGAGAAAAACCTCGCGTCGAACCGTTAACTTTATACACGGCCACTTCTTCCGCACTGGAGGAAGATTTTAGCTCCGCCGTCAAGGACGAATTTGTGACAAATTCTCCAGGTTTATAATTTCTTAATGCAATGCGCAAAGAATCCATAACAGATTTCTGCACATCGGAATTATTCGGTCTGATCTTGATTTCAAAATTCAAACGTTTTTCCGTACAGGAAACGACTCGAACATCGGCGGTAACAGGCCTTCGAACATCATCGGTAACATAATCACGAACTTCTGAAACAACAGCCTCATTGACCGCAATATGATCATCATCACCGTAATGAACCAAAACGCACGTTACAGCACCAACATGAGGGCAATTCCGCAGGGGAATACAACGGGATACCCCTCCAAATTTTTCAGCCCAGCTCTTATAATCGTTATCAGAACCACCGCAAGGCTGGTTTCTCTTGAAATTCAAAATCCGTTCTCGATACTGCTCGACAGTTTCGCCCCAATACTCAATATTTCCGTTAACAAGTACTTCAACCCGAACACCACCGACAAGTCCCTGGGAGTCGACAAAGGCAATTTTTTTAACGCCTTCAGGCTCAACATCCCTAAAATTCAATTCGGTTCCGGCTGAAAGATTTCCTTTTTCGCCAGGCTCAACGGCAATAATACCAACAGGCGTTCCGTTTATTCCACCGGAAAGAACAACATCGGCAACAACTTCAAATTCTTCGCCAGACGGAGTCGAGAAAATAGTTCCTTGCAAAACTCGTGCATATACATTTTCCGACCCAACAATTATGCGGCCGCGAGCGTAACCTTCAGGCTTATTGGGCAAATCAAAATCCGCACCATTACTCTGGAGAGTTTCAACATCACAACTCGTTACAAAAGAATTTCGCCACATTTTCTGCAACATAAGCACAACGAGGTATGCCACCGCCGCAAATACACGGGCAATTACCTTCGTTACGCTTTTACGAAGAACAGAACTTTCGCCACCAAAAGCAGACGACATCTTATTTTCGGAAATACGAACAAATTCGTTAAGAGTCGGAACGGAAAAAGCCATCACAAAACCTCATTCCACAACATATTGAACCTGTAGTCTTCAACCTTTTCACCCTTAAGCACGGAAACATCTATATCGAGAGATTCGGCATCACAACGAACATCAACATTGACATCAGAAGCCACACCATCATCAATCAGCCACTGTAGCGAATTTTTGACATACTGACGGGCAAGCAAGACCGCATTCGCATCACCACGCTTTTGAAAAAGAGTGTGAACTAGAGAGCCCCATTTATCACCCTCAAAAGTCGGTTCACCCCACCATCCATCATCCTGAAGTTTTCCGGAGAAACCAGAGACTTTGCGGGCCACGGAACCGATAGACAGAAGCACGGCATTCTTGAGAGACTCACCCATCAGTAAATCACCATTTTCAAAGCACAGGTCAAAAAAGCCGTCTTTTCTTCGTTCCAGCAGCAAGTCGCTCATAGGAACGAATATAGACAGCAACCATTATGAATTAAATATTTTCGTCACATTAAAATTAAGGACCTTTCGATGGTGATGTCGGGCCAACAGCCGACGTATGAACATGAAGCTGAAGATGTACTGCACCAGCATCAACCACAGTTCCTTCGACATCGGTGCAACCTGCAGCAACATCCTTGCAAGCCAAGACGCCTCCGGTCACATTCAAATTCCCTTCAACACGCACCTTGCCGGAACCGTCTTTCGACCGAAGTAATATAGACCCATCCTTTTTCAAGATAATTCCCGAACCGAACGGAGAATGCACGGCAACTTCACCTTCTTCAAGGTCAACATCCATATCAGAATCTTCACCACGGCAAGCAACAACAGCACCGTTATCTCGAGAACCACCAACGAACAACGCAATGGCTTTAACATTGCCCTTGGGCTTACTCGTAAAACCGTACTGCTGATAAAAGTCAACATCTTCCCTGGATTCACCCGCAAGAAGGTCAATGTCAACGGAGGACCCTTTACAGGCACTTATGACAGCACGGGCTATCATAAGCCTAATCCTTGACTTGATTGGATTAAGAAGTCGATCCATCATTTCTTGGCCTCATACAATGCAGTCTTTTTACGAATGTCAGCCCACGGGTCAGCTTTTCCTTTGCTCTTGACTTTCTTTTTCGGAGGTTGCGAGTAATAATCCTTGCGAACCAATTCCAAATCAACTACGGAGCCCGAAGAATCATAGGAAAGCTCAACAGAGTTCACAAGAAGAGTCTGCACACTCTTTCCAAAGAAGGCGGGAATCAACACGTCCACAAGAACACCTGGACGCCACAATTTACCATTAGAACGTTTCCACCCAACCATACTGACATTAAGCGTGGTCGAACGGGCAGAACGACTAAGCGCCTCAAACGAAGCTTTCTGATTTGCGGAATCAACAGTGCCGTAACTTTCGTCAACCACTACCAGACAACGATTGCGAGTAATCTCGCCATCAAAGCCTTCACCACGTCTCTTTGTTTTAGGGTCGCTTGAACAAAGAACAACATAATCGGAATAACGTTCCGAATTGTCAAATGTCACATTCGCAGAAACAACATTCACTCCCTGACGAATAAAATCTTCGGCATAGTCAAAATCATCGTTTACAAGTTTGACAATTCCGTCGCCGGCAGAAGTACAAACGACACATTTCTGCCTGCACACGTCGGAAATAATATCAGCTCCAGTACATCCAGGATCCGGACAAAACTTGGCGATGGGCCCATCCGTCTTAACGCCATTAGACTGAAACAATAGACCAAAGCAATCACACACGGACTTGATGATTTGCTCTGCAGTCTTGTTTTTCCAAGACAGCCCAAATTCCTTCAGAGAACAGTCAACAAGGTCACAAGTCTTTTCACGGCCGCTGATAGAAATGTCATGACTTCCAGTAGAAAACGACGATTCCATCTTGTCTACGAAACCTTCAATAAGCAGCTCCCCGTCAACTTCAATACGGACCTCATCGCCAGGAAACAACACTGGAGAATCAAAGTTATCCGCAACAAACTGACTCAGGTTGAATCCGTTGCACAGCGTCGAAAGCGACAAGCCGACACTTACGGATTTCCACCCTTGAATAGCCACACCATTTCTGATAATTTTAATCATTGCAAAGAACCAAACATCCGTCAGAAGGTTTAATCATTAAAGGGTCGCGATAGCCATTCCGTTCAAAGACCGATTCAACAAGGTCCAGACTCCCATAGACCCCATAAACAACGGACAGAAGATTATTCGTCGCAGGAATGTCAACATCAACTTCATAAGGAATATTGCTCAATCCATCACGAAGGTACTTGAGAGCAGAAGCTTCAAGTTCCTGGACAACCACATAAAGTTCCGGATCATCCGTTTCGGACAGCGTCTTTTCAAACGCATCATACACATCATCCTGGACTTGTTCAGCCTCATCAACACTTGAGAATTCGCATTCAACAAGATTTTCCGCTACAGAAGAAGCCGCGGTCATGCGAACAAGAGAGACCATCGCCATTTTATTCGCAGCAATTTGCGGATGAAATTCGTCCACAAATGGAAGAGAAAAAGACATAAGATCAAGGGCATTCTTTAGAGAGTCTTTTTTATCGGCATCAATACCGAGAATTTCAGCCGACATCGTCACCAAGTTCTGAAAGCGAGCAACAAAATCACCCGGAGCAAGAATTATAGCCTGGATGTTGGACTTTATACGGCCAACCATACGAACGTATTCAGCAGCGCGCTGAACAACCTTACGGCAAGAATACGCGGCATCAACCGCCTTCCTCGAAATTTCAACAGCGTTGTCAAGAATCGACTTTTTCTTTCCAGACGTCTTAAAAGAATCCTGAAATTTCGCTGCAGAAACTTTGCGAAGTTCCCCGGCTTTTTGTCTTGTTTTTCCGGAAAGACTGACTTCGACATTCCTTATCTCAAAATCGTTTTCCGGAACGAATGTAACGGATCCAGAAATGTACTCCTGAAGATTGTTGTAAGATAGGTTTACGCCACCTTCACAACGCGCATTGAACACCCCGAAATACGGATGGACCAACTCGCCAGGACCAGCCTCATTACAAGCCTTCAGGAAAGCATTCTTTTTACTTTCGGCATCTTCGCCAAGAAAGTAAATATTGAAAGAATACTTGGCGACCCCTTTACCAGTATCCTCGTTCACATGATTGTCTGAAAACGGAATACTGTTAGTCTGGACGTTTCTACCGCCACCAGAATAACTGGCATCTTCAAAGAAAAACGGCACCCCCTTGTAGGATGCAGCGACACACTCAACGGTAGAACCGTTTACCTGGATAGATACTTTCTGTAGAGAGTCGATATAAGCCAAAACAAGCCGCCATGTTTAACGATTTCTTCGTCAAACATACGATTTGCCGTGGTAAAATGCTAGTAAAACGTCACATTTAAAAATGGGACGATGTCTCTCGTAAACCAATCGCTCTCCATTGACGAAGGAAAACGGAGAGACCATTTAATCGACATACAAAAGAACGCAATAGACACTGCAGTAAAAATAAACAAAAATATGGTTTTTCTTGAAGAAAAATGCACGATTCCCGCAAAAAAAGCAGACACAACGCTAACCACCATTGGCAATGCCAACGGAAGAATCATCATCAAAGCAATTTCCATCAACGATTCCATATGTCATACTGTAATATATACATAAACACCAGAAATTGCAACATTTTTAAAAACTAGGAACAATCATGTTCCCATAAAGAACACCGTTGTAGCCATTCTGCCTTACCTCAACAGAATCTTTAGGGAATCCCTTAAACACAAATTCCGTCGTTTGTTTGACATTGTTGTTAATTGTTTTTGTGGTGCTTGTCTGGAACAAATTTGATTTTTCAACACCTTTTGCAGGATTCATTGCCTCTAGCACCATAGAACCTAAATCATCTGTTCCTATATTTGAAAAATCAGGCCCACCTCCAAAGAAGTCAACAATTTTATTTCCAACCTTACCAATCCCTTTGACAATATCGCCTACTAAGCCAAGCGAATCCAGCCACTCATTGGTACATTCGGTAAGAATTTCAAATGAATGAACCAGACCATCAAAGCTGGTAAAACTCAGTTCAGACCACCTTTCCGAGATTTTATCCAGCAAAGGTTCAAGAGCCTCAAAAGCAAACAAAATCCATCCCAACGGCCCAAGCGCGGTTTTAAACGCCATACCAAACATTTTCACAGCAGGAGTTAACATTTTAAAAGACGTTGTGATTTTAGGAACAAACAACAAAACTCGTCCTAAAAATTTCAAAATACGGACGCCAATAAACTTTAACTTACCAACCAAACGAAGAACAAATGTAAAGACAGAAAATATCGACTTCGCTGGCATCCACAAAATTTTACACAAACTCGTGATTATGCCTAACAAAGGCATCACTATGCCACCGAAAGCCACCGTAAGGGCAGGTCCTACAATACCAAGTCTATCAACGACATCACCAACGACATTAAAAAAATCTCCCAAAAATTCAATTATTTTAGGCAAATTCTTTACAAGAGAATCAACAAATTTTGGAACAGATTTTTCTAATTTATCAAAAGCGTCCAAATACTTATCACCATTCTTCTGAAATTCTTCAGTCAATGATTTTACAAGTTTATCAAGTTCCGGAAGAAACTTAATCCCAACACTATTAACAAGAAGATCGAACGTAGCTTTCAATCTAGCTAATGATTGAGCGTAAGCTTTTGCCGCATCAGCTTGCTCTCGATTCATTAAACCAAAATTTTCACTTTCTTCCATCCATTTTTGGATAGATTCCCCTCCTTCATTAAGAAGTGCAATTATTTCCACACCAGATTTTCCAAAAATTGATGTAGCTATTTGAATCTTCTGAGAAGAAGTGTATCCAGCATTTTTAAACTTATCCGCTAATTCAACAATCGCTTGTTGAGGGGATATCAATTCTTTTTGTATTTTTCGTGCACTAAGACCAACTTTAGCAAACGCAGCAGAACCAGCTGCCGCATTCAACTTCATTTTTTTCAAACCATTGCCAACCGAATCCATTGACACGCCGGCAATTTTAGATGCATACTCTAATTGTTGATAAGCTTTTACATCTATCCCAAATAAATCAGAGTTACCTTCGATTTCATTAAGTTTCAAAACAGCCTTATTAAGTTTAGCGACAGCAAATCCCGCTGCGCCAAACACAATGCCAACGCTTGTACCAAAATTCGTAAAAGATTGCAAAGCATTTTTAGAATTCGCGCTAAACTCCCTAATACCATTTTTCAACGTATTAAAGCCACTGACACGACCCAGCCTTTTCAACGAATGCTCAAGTTTATGAACAGGTCGCAAAGTTTGCTCAACACGTTTATTAAAAAGAACGAAAGGAGCTGCTGTTTTATCGACAACAGAAATAACCGTTTCCAAAACTTTAGTCGCCATTATACAATTCCTTTACGTTCAGCTTCAATATAAGCGTTAGCACACTTTGACCAAAATGAAAGTTCGGCCGCATTCATCCGATATATTTCAGAAGGCTGCATACCGAACTTGAGAGCAAGAACCGCTACATCTCCGGTCCATCCGTCTCGGAAAGACCGAAAAAAGGCGTAATAGCCTCGGTAATGGCAAGAGCGTCCGCAATAGGAATACACGCCACCTTCGGAAGCGGCCATCCGGTAGCGGCAACAAGCATTGCTCCGGTACGATCACCATTGCCATTTGCGTTTGCAATACGGATAAGATCGCCGGTATTGTATTCTTCTTTCAGTTCAACGGATTCGACTGTTTCGGTTCCGTACTTGAAGGGCTTCTTGAACTTGTATAACATTTTTTCCTCGATTGTGGTTGGTTGAAAAAAAATGGATGAGGAACGTGCTGCAGCTAGTTCAATCCTCAAGACTTCGCCGCGACACGCTACCCCAACCAAGGAGAATTCTAGGACATGATTTCGGTTGCGACGTCGCCAGAGAATTCAAAGCTGACTTCGCCTTCGGCACCACTAACGTTAAGATCACCGGTAAACACGCAGTTAGGGAAGCTAACCACCTTGCCGTTCGGGCAATGGAGTGTGATCGTTGCACCCTTGGTAGAACGGAGCGCAGCAAGATCCAATTCGGAAGTATTCGTGGTAGTACCAGAAATCTTACTACCGACAATTTCCAAAGAGGTTCCGTGCATCTTTCCGTCCTTGCCGCGGATTACAGTGCGCTTTTCGCCTCCGACATCAAATTCAGGGTCGCCCTTAAGCGGGAATTCAACGCCATCGACATACATAGTGTAAAGACCACCGACATCATCAAACTGTTCAGCCATCTTTCACCTCCTTACTTGAACTGAATCTTGCTCTTGCAAATCAAGAGCTGGTCAATAAGGTCTGCAGGAATGAGGAAATTCAGCGCAGTATCGTCATCAGGATCACGTTCCACGACAACGTTTGCAGCGAATTCTTCGTAATTCTGTACAAGGCCCTTGCTCATCCAATACTTGTATCGGGTAAGAATTTCAGCCTTGCCCAAAGAAGGAGTCATAACGACCTGACCAGGACCGTATTCGTTACCATCGTCAGCAAGTTTTGCATGGGGATACTTACCGCCAAGGTAAGCGTTCCAATCCCAGCGCAAGAAGCTCAAGACATGAACCTTTTCGAGCTGCTGATAGCTGGTATCAGCAACACCCGCTGCATTCTGCTTATAGGTGGTAACACAGCGCTTGAGGTACACGGTACCGTCGTCACCAGCAGCAAGGAGAGCAACGCCATGCTTAAGTAAGGAATTAGCCTCGGGCATAATCAAGCGGTCATCTTTCTTCGGGGCAACAACTCCGTAGACCGGCCAATTGCTGAGAGGAACAGCAGGATCATTGAGGGCGCACTGGGCAATGCAACCAGCAGAAGCAGCCGCAACAACGCAGGGCTGAGACGGAGTCTTCACAATGCCCGGGATGCAAATCACCTGGGAATTGCGAGCGGCACCTGCAGTAGTATAAGCAGAGAGGGTTCCCGCTACAGAATAGTAGAGAACGCCATCGCGTTGGACGGTTGCACCCCAAAGTTCATCCAGAAGTTCCTTGATGTAAGCAACGCCGCCAGTTGCAGTATTGTCACCACAGCCAACTACAACAGTCTTGAACCATTCGCCAGCAATTTTTGCACCAACGGTTGTTTCATTGTATGCAGTATCCTTCGCACCACCAGAAAGGGTTCCGGATTCAGGAAGAGTGATAGTCAATCCAGCGGGAGTCTTTTCACCAGCGTTAAAGTTCGCCACAACGCTAATGTCATTACCTGCGACACCCTTATTCTTTGCAGTAATGGTCACAACGCCATCAGATGCAGAAGCCGTTACAGGAAGATTCTTGACTTCATTGATTGCAGTTGCGATGTTGGAAGCCACACCAGGAGTCCCTTCAGAATCCTTGGCTTCATCACCTGCCACAACAGTGACGGTCACCGCCTGACCACCAATCAAAAGGTAAATCGGAGCGGATTCGGTCGCAGTACCGGTCACTGTAATGGAACCAGTTGCAGCGGCACCATCAGACACATCCTGCAGAGCAAGGCAGTAAAGTTCCATGTTCTTTGCATTCTTGCGGAACGCACGAGCCATAAGAGCAATCTGGGAACCTTCGCCAAACAGTGAATCGGCTTCGGCATCGGAAAAAATCTGGGTCACACCTGCAGGAGCGCCAGCTTTCGTTGCCTGACCAATCAAAAGGTTTTTCCACGGCATCGGACCAGACTTGGCCGCGCGGGAATTATCAAATTCCGTTGCAAAAATCGGCACCAGATTATTTGCCGGAATTTCCTGGAACTGAATAGACATCAGTCACCCTCCGTATTCTTGTTGATTTCAACTTCAGACACCTTGGCAGTTTTAACTTCCACCAATTCGCCATCAGCAATTCTGCGAGCCACATAGGCGTCAACAGCAATGTTTTCGCCATCGGGCAGAACATTACGACCACGAGCAGGCAGATAAACTGCCAGGCCTACGGCCGGTTTCAAAAAAAGTTTGTTAGCCATTCATCGCCTCACTCTCGTAGTAAACTTTTGCTTGTTTCCGGAACCCTCGCCCATGGAGATTTCGTTATTAGCAGAAATAAATTCATCTGCAGGTCCACCAACAGATATCGTCACATTAAATTCCGTAGAGAACGTAATTCGCTGACAACCTCTGTTCATTTCGCCAAGAGCGGTCAAGTTGTTTTCAATCCCAGTCAGTACAAACCGCTTAGTAAGCCCTCCGAAAAAGCCTTCCTTAGGCATTAGCGGTTGGAGTACAGCGATAACGGAGTGAGTCATGTCGTCGAGCATATCATTGACAGAATCACATTCATCCTGGCAAACAACATCAACAACAACGCTACCAGAGCACTTGTAAGTTTTCGGACTCGTGCGCTGATCATCGAAACTAAAGGAATCCGTATACACAACGGCAAAGGAACCTTCCTCAGGCCAGGCATCATCCTTGCGAGCCTCAAATACATTCTCACCAATGCCATCGATATTGGCATTGACAATCGTATTGATTACCGCATGACGAAGCTGCTTAATTGCTGACAGAGTTCTTAGAGCCACTTGCACGATCCTTCAGGTAGTAAACTACTACACCATCTTTCGGGAATTCAAAATCCTTGGCCACAATGCGTTTTGCTTTGTTGAATTCATTTTCACCCAAAACAAAAACATCGCCCTTGCAAGGTTTTCCACCCGGCAAAGAGGACGCAGAAACAAAAAGGCGAGGATTATGGGAAATGGCATCCACGCCACCACCCATATTCTCACCTTGCAAAGGAAGTTCATCATACAAGCCGTTCAAGGAATATTCCTTACCGTCTCTCACGAGGGTAACAATCTCCCCGAACTCGTCTTCATTAAAAAACGAGCCGGAAAGATCATCGATGAGGTCATCCTTGAAAGACATTGTTTACACAACCTTACGAGAAATGATTGCGGCACCGTTCATCGGGACAAACAACGGGCTGGATTCTTCTTCAAGAATCTTGGACTTGCCGTTCTTAATCCAGGTGTAAACGTAGGACTGGCAAACATTCAGGGTGCCGTCGGTACCATCTGCGATAGCGCCGTAATGCATCTTGAAGCCAGCACCATTACCAATCATGATAATGGAATCCTTGGGAATCAAGTTCAGGTCCTTCTTCTGCTTTTCGTCATAGAAGAATTCATCGTAGGTAATGATGTCCATGCCAAGGATGTGAGCGGCACGAGTAATGCCTTCCGGATCGGCGTCCTTCGGGTCAATTTCGCCGAACATCATGTGACGCTTGTCCATGTATTCCTTGACTGCATCATTCTGGATGAAAGCGTCGAAAGCGTCGTCACCCATGATGGTCAAACCGACATTGCCACCACCATTCTTCGCGACCAGACGCTTCTGGTTCAGAAGATAGAGAATCGGATTGGAACCATTTGCATCAAACTTATCACCAGAAGCTGCGGGAGAAAGGTTTGCAGAAGGGATGTTCAGGTTGATGGTTCGCATCAGATTGTCGTCAACCTTAACATCAACCTTACCAGTAGTGATCGCTTCAACAATCTGCTGTTCTTCACGACGTTCGATAGACTGACGAAGTTCGAGAGCGTCATTCATCAAGCTCTGGAACTTAATCTTTTCAGAACTTTCCTGGCCACCATAGGTAACAATACCGTCTGCCTTAGCAGCAGTTTCAACATCGTGCTTGGAAAGATCGCGCCACGGATGCACGGTAGGAGCAGTCACCACAAGGCGTTCAAAGCCATCACGGGCAAGAGCCTTGCCATTTTCGTCATCATCGGCAACATAGGAAGCAATGAGACGGGTCTTCTTATTCTGCTGAAGAATAAGAGTCTTAGTCTTGTGCAGTTCAACAGCGCACATACGGCGAAGGAACTGAGAAGGCTTAAAGTTTTCGCTGGTAAGCTTGGTCAGCTCGTAGCGAGAATCAAGATTGAGTTCACCAGACATTCGGTCCTCCTTTCATTAGTCCTTTACGCCGTCAACAGCCTTAAAGAAAAGGCAACGTGCGGCAAGTTCATCCTTAACGATCTGCACATTGGCACCTTCGCCAACTACAATAGAACCGTCAGCAAAGCAACCTGTGCGGGCAACGAGAGAATAGCCGCCATTAGCACCAGTATTTACATCCGCCATAAGGCGAGCAACCGGTTTAGCATCACCGGCAACAAGCACAAGGCCCTTGTCGGCACCAGCGGAATTCACCGCAAGGATTGCACCGCGCTTAAGGTTCTGATTGGCCCCGATCTTTACAACTTCGCTGTGAATCGGGAAATCACCTGCGATATCGTTGTCGAAATTGATCTTAGTCGACATTGTTTACCCCTTTTTGTAGAATTTGTTTGCAGCTTCCTTGGCCCAATCGGAATGCTTAGAAGCAGAAGTTTCTTCCTTTTCGCCATCCGGAGTCACGCTGTTTGCGGCAGAGGCTTCAGCCTCGAGACCCTTCTGGATTGCAAGCTTTTGCGCTTCGGAAAGTTCAGCTTCAGGCTTTGCAGACTTGGCAGCATCCAAGTCAGCCTTTAGCTGAGCGATCTCAGCATCCTTTGCAGCAACGGTTTCGGCATTGGCCTTTTCCATTGCGCAAACATTTTCCTGCATTTTGGTAAATGCAAATTCCTTAGCATCGGCAAGAGTCTTACCGCTGTCCACAAACGCAGTAGCGTCTTCTGCAATGTGACAGGCTTCAAATAAGGCCTTCACATCGGAAACACTCTGCTTGTATGCAGCGATAGCATTCTTGGCGATTTCTTCTGCGGTAGGAGCCGCATTATTCTGTTCAGCCATAGAGCTACCTCTTTTTTTGTTATTTGTAAATTCAATCGGATCAACGCCCTGGGCAAGGGCTTCGCAAATTTCGTCAAGGCTAGCAACGCCATCTGCCAAGTTAGCATCAACAGCCTTCTGACCAATGAACACGCCACCCTTACCGTAATTGTTGGTCACATCAATGGCAGTAGTGTTGCGGTGCTTTGCAACAGCGCCAATAAACACTTCTGCAAGATCGTTCAGTTCCTGCTTAATAAGTGCAAGACCTTCGTCAGTATCTGGAGTCGGAGCCTTATCTGGACTCAAGTCAGAAACAACTACATCGAGATTGGATTCTTCATTCTTGTTGTAAGCACAAAGAACACCGATGGAACCGAGAGTTCCGTTGGAAGCAGTAAAAACCTTATCGCAAGCGGAACCAATCCAGTAAGCTGCAGAGCACATCAAGCCGCCAGTACGGGCGATAACAGGTTTTTGACCACGTGCATTAAAAATCTTTTCTGCAAGGTCAGCACAGCCAGAAACTTCGCCGCCAGGACTATTGATGTCAAGCACAACTGCCTTTACCTTGCGGTCGCTCATCACTTCGTCAAAAGCAGCATCGATGGAATTGTAAGTATCCATCCCGAACCAGGCGGTAAACAAATCGGTACGGTAAGAAAGAGCACCATCAACGTGAATTACAGCCACACCGCCTTCGCGACGGTCAATGACGTTCGGGCATTCAGGCTCACCGTTTTCCTTGAACTCCCAATCAAAATTCACGGACGCAAGTTTTTCGGCTTCATCCTTACGCATTGCAAAGCGGGTAGCGAAAAACGCATTCATCTTCTTTTCGATTTTTTTCTTACTTTTCGCCATAAAAATTCCTAGTTCAAAGAACTTTCGTTCGTATCATCAGTCGATACAGAGAAACTTTCAGTCTTAGTTACGCTACCAGGTTCGCCAAGACCCTTTGCCTTGCGCATATTCAGTTCCTTTGCAAGCTGGTCTGTAACCACATCGTATTCGCCGCCATTGACCATAGCACAAGCAGTATCACGGTCCATAAGCTGTTCGTCAATCTGCATCTTGATTGCCTGAGTTTCACGAAGCGGGTCAAGCAAGAATGCTGCATCAGAAATCCAACGGCAGCCACACCAAAGCGCACGCTTTATCGGATCATCAAAGAAACCCGGCGCTTCGATTTCGCCAACAAGCACAGCCTGGGCCAACCACTTTTCGTATATGGGCTGACAGAAGTCGCTGATAAAATCCTCACGCATACGATTGAAAGTCTTACGGCTTTCAAGAACAGCTGCACGAACAGAGTTATAGTTTGATGTATGGAAATTTTTCAGGATAACTTCATAGCTGGCACCAGTAGCGGCACCTGCTTCGCTGAAAATCAATTCCACAAACGGCTGATAGTTTACGTTCGGTCGAGCCGGGTTCAGCAAGTCCGCCTTAAACTTGTTCGGCAAAGACCAAATTCCACCAGGCTTCATGGAAAGTTCAAGTTCATCCCTTCTTGCAGGAACTTCATTTCCATAGGAATCCACTTGCTGTTCCGCATTGCCACCGCCACCAATACCAGTCATTCCGCTAAGGTCATCAGCTTCTTCGTCATCATTGCTGGTAACAACGGCTGTTACACAGGCACTGACAACAGCGGCCATGAGTTCCGCATCCTGGTATCGTTCCAGTTGCTTCAACTGCATAATCAACGGAGCCAACAGAGGCACACCGCGACGCTGATCTGTGCGATCCACAGAAAGAATGTGGATTACATTCGGATTACCTAAAGCGTCAAATGCAGGAACCCTTACAGTATCCACGTTATCGGTATAACTATCAATACTCCAAGCTGGCTTAGATGTAAAATAATAGGCGGCAAGGGTCCCATTCTTGTTCGTTTCAACGCCATGTAAAAGCGCATCAGAATCCATTACTCCAAACGGATTCTGGCAGCGTTCGCTTTCAAGAATCTTGATGCAAAGGCCGAAAGGACTGTTCTTGTCATAACAAGCCAAACCAAAGCTATCACCGCCAATTTTTGCGGACTTGAAAGCAAGATGCTGCAGCTGGGCGAAGGTATTCTTCTTTTCGGCATCGCAATTCTTGGAATTTGCCCAAAGTTCAAAAAGGCTCTGGGCGTTCTTGGCCCACTTTTCAGCTTCCGCCTGGGTCATTCCAAGACGGTCCGGCATTCTGATATTCGGACGGCACTTGCATCCAGTACCAACGACATTCGTCGTAAAACTTTCAATCATCGCCCGACTGAATGTGTTGTTCTGGAAAAGCTGACGGCTACGGAGCCTTAAAATATCAAGGTCAAGAGCAAGGTCCCTATCCGCAGAACTCGGAAGCGCAACAAAGTTACGCAAAGCCTCGGTAATAACCGAAGCCGCTTTCCAGGCAGTACCTCTAGGACCCATCATACGAGACATTCAAAACCTATACAGGAACAGCAGTAAAAATTTTGGACTTACCCTTCCGAACACCTTTGGCAGCGGCCAAGCGGCTCATCCACAAGTCATAAGTCTTTTGACAAGACTCAACGGACGCGCGACTCAGGGAACGACCGCCAATGGAATAGCTCTGGGCTTCCATAGCCTTGAGCAACGCCTTTTCAGCGGCGTCAACCATTTTCTTGCAAAGTTCAACGGAGTAAATCTTTTCCACGCCAACAAAATAGACGAACGGCTATGTTTTTCAAATAAAATCGTCACATCATTTTCGTGACTTCACGAAAATGGTTTAGTCTTTAACCTTGATTAACTTTTTATTTAACCACTTGGTTAAAAAGATTGTATATTAAAGGCATGGAAAAGCAGAAAAACAAAATCCTCGACATCGTACTGAAGCAGATCACATTCTTCTGCTTGTATTGGGGTTTTTACGCCATCGGATGGCATTATTGCACAACCATCAGAATGGATAGAGTATCAACACTGTTTTACGACGCTTCTTTTTTTGTTCCAATTTTTGCCGCTTTATTCTACGTAGTTTCAGCAACAGCATTTCAATTGAACATCACTTCGCAGTCTTCAAAGCCTTCTGATAAGCAGTCATAAAATCGCTCTCGATATACTTCTTGTAGAAAAATTCCACAATGCGCTGCCAGTTCCAACGAGCTGGCACTTCTACTTTCGGGTACATGGCGTACATCCATTCTAACTTTCTGGATCCTGCAATGTGACGGGCAATAAATTTAACGCCATCTGCACGCTCCATTTCAAATGGTTTGTACTTAGAAATCTTTCGGGCAGTAGGCCTGCTTTCGGAGTATTTACGCCCCTTACGGATTCGTGACTTTTTCCCTCCATTTTTAGCGTCGGCAAGTAACGCCGACACATAATAGCCAGGCTTGATAGCGCCCTTGACAGTCATGCCTTTGGAGGTAACGCCTTCGCGAGGAACAGGAACGGACTTCCCTGGTTTCGCTACTTTTTCACCACCATATTCCTGACGGGCCATGAATGGCTTGTCCAAATAAATTATAGCTGCAGGAACCTTCTTGTCAGCCTTGTCGATGCGAATCAAGTTCGGGAGTGCTTTATTTCGCATAGTAAATTTTCGCGGATAATCCTTTATAAGCGCACGGCGTGAACGAAACGCATTGGCGTTCACAGCCTCCTTCATGGCAAACGGCAACTGTTTTTCGCGAACATCGTCAATTTCCTTCAAGAATTTGTTGATGTTGCATGAAACATGAAAATCCATCATAGACTCAACCCCTGATTGATAACTCTAGCAGGTTTCCGCACAGTTCTTTGTGCAGGATTCCTGGTAAAAGACATTCCAAGACTGGCCAACTTATCTACATCAAGGCCGGTCAAGTTGATTGCCGCACGAGCGTATACACGACAGTCCAGTGGTTCATTTCGTTCGTAAACCTTCTCATAGGCATAGGTCAAGAAACCACGGCTCATGCGTGACTTTTTCACTTCTGCAGTCAGTTGCCTAAAATGTTCGCCATCGTAATTTTCGCTGATTGGGAAATGGCAAAAACCTGGACCAGGTTTGTCATAGTTCAACACATTGAAAAACCAATCCTTTACGGTATCGGTTCCGACGGTAATGAGTTTTGCATTTTCGGCGCTTGATTTTTTTGTAGATCCCGGACGGCTAATCACCGGACGGTTGGGGCCTCGGGCACCTATACTCGCGTAAATTTTTCGCCATTCTCTCTTGGAGCAGTATTTGTAAACAGCCGATGTCTTGTGACCGCCAGAGTCCACAAGCCCTGCAGCAACGTAAAGCTGCTGCCCGTCCGCCTTGCTGTATGGCGCATTCAGGATTCCATCAAGAGTCTCCCAGACTTCTTCCAAGTCAGGGTCTCCAGGAATCATCCAATAGCCAATACTCCAGCTTTCAAGGCCCTTGCCCCATCCTACAATCTCGCATTCAAGACGGTCATCCTGAGTGTCGACGCCAGCAGTCAATAGAACAACCTCGTCAGGAACCTCACAACCATAATCTTCACATCGAAGTTCAAGGTCCGAATAGTCTCGCTTCACCTGGTTGTCTTCGTCCCATGCTTCACCCGCAACGTTGTTGGTCCACACCTTCATCTTTTGCGGGTCGCCCTTTGCTTCAAGGAACTCGGAGACAGCTTCTTCCCAGGAATACCACCCCAGCGGACTATAGAACGCACTCAGATGATAACTAGGATACGCCCCGTTTTCGTTTGTCGGGACCCACTGGCCAAGAGCCATCAGTTCAGTCTTACGCCATTCCTGATACTCACCGCCACAATGTGGGCACTTCATGCGAACTGTCCATGGCAAATGATTACCGTTTTCGTCACGGTCCCATACCATGTACCCAAATTTCCACACATGAAGTTCACCGCAATGCGGGCAGGGAACATTGTAATAACGCTGGTCGCCAACTTCAAATTTCTTTGTGATACGGCACTTGCCACGAACCGTAGGGGTACTGTTCCAGAATCGCTTTTTACGCGGAAAGTTCGTCGTTCGGCGCTTCACCAGGTCGCACGGATCACCTTCGCCATTGCAGTCAAGGGGCCATCCTGAAATTTCATCACAAAGAACAACTTGCAACGGCTTTGAACGCAACTGAGAAGCGGATCCACCTGATCCAAGGAAAAATATACCGCCCGGATATTCCTTGCAGCCAGCAGTATCGTTGGTAAAATACTTATCCATCTTCATGGCCGTAAATGTCGGGGCAAGGCGCTGCCGCTCAAAATCAGCAGCAGCGTCATCCGTAGTCTGATAAAGTCCAATCGGGCACGGACTTTGAAGCATATAATAAAGTGCCGTATTTATCATGCATTCCGTACCGCCAATCTGGGAGCCTTTCATGAAGGCCACATCGGCGCATGGATTCTGCGGGGAAAGCATATCCATGATTTCCACAAGGTAAGGCGTTCTATCGTTAGTCCACTTACCCTTGGATGCAGAAGCTTCACCGGCAAGCAGACGCGTTTCCGCAGCCCACTGGCTAATGGTCAAATTCTTTGGTGGCGTAAGCCCCTGAATAATTCCTGCAAGACAAAAAGACACGTTCTCATGCAACACCTGGGAACGCTCCGCTTTTTGCGCCACGGCGCGCGGTTCTGTCAATTCTTCAATCGCCATCAGTCAAAGAAATTGTCAACAGTCCTGTCACTAAGGTCTTTCAGAACAAGAATGGATTCCTTACGGATAATTTCGCCAATCTCGTGGTTGGAATCCTTCATGGCCAAACGGAGTTTTTCCGGTTCAATACCGGCATTCGCCAGCTGTTCCTGAAGATGGCCACAAATCTTTGGAGCCAGCTGCACATACATGTTCATGACCTTTTCCTGGATCATGGCGCCCATCTGGTAACCCTTCAGGAATACGGTCTGCTTGTCCACAAGGCTACCTTCTTTTTCGTCAGCCCTAAGCTTCGCAAGGCGTGCCATGTGGTATTCCTTTTCAGCCCTGGAAACTTCCAGTTCCTGGCGTTCCTGCATGACCGCGCCCAAATCCATTCCCTGGATAGGAGCCGAAATAGGTTGAGGGGCCTGCGGATTTTCGCCACCAATCACATGGGCCACGGCCTGGGCATCCATGTTATCGTAACCAGCAGCCATCTGGCCACGAGTTGGAGTAGTAACCTTGCTGCGATCCTTCTTCAGATAGAACTGCTGCGGACTTACAACCTTGTGGTAACATTTCTCGCCGCGTGAATTCCGGAAAGTATCCATTCGCCCAGTCGAAGTGGCCTTAGAAACGGCAGCGCCGGAAACACCAAGTTGCTGAGCAATTTGACGCCCATTTACAAGATCATCGTCGCTGTAAGAATGTTGGTGACGAGCATAGTCCATTTTTCAAACCTCGTTTAACCAAAATTAAGCAAAAAAGGTTAAACAGAGTTAAGAATCGTCACAACAAAAAAGCCGGGAGAACCCGGCTAAAAAAATCAATCAATTGACAGACAACACATTTACGTCGGACCTGTCAATGCCATCTTTAACACGAGTAAAATGTATTGACAACTTCAACAAAAACATGTAAAACCCATAATTACTCAAAGAAAAAAGTTTCGTCTTTGTATTGTCTAAATGAGATATAGGACACGAACCAACATGATCCATTAAAGCAATGTATTCTTTGTCCAAATCATGCGCTTTGGGAAGATAAAAAATAGACGTAATAGATTGTCTTTTTATATCATTTTCAAAATTTTTTATATAACCTTCGTCTTTCCTTTCTCTTCTTAGCAAATCCAAGTACTTATCCAATTCCAATACTAAGCAATAAGTACAACTAGGAGGAAGTGTTCGCTTATTTTCCTTTGAAATATCACATGTATTGGAAAGGATTATCGCATTAACGTCAACTAGAGTTTGTGTTTTCCAGCTAACCATTTTGAGTTTAGCAACACCATCTCCCTGTGCAAAAAAACTTTCTTCCTTCAAATAATCGCAATACATTCTTGAGTCAATGTTATCGGGAAAATCCTTCAAACAAGAAAACAACTCTTCAGAAGAAGTCCGTGACAAGAACTGAGGAAGATACTTTTTTACGTCTTCTAACAAATCCAACGTTCGCCTACACAAGATCCCAAAGATTTTCTTCTAAAATACGCAAAGCATCTTCATCCATCGGTTTTTGACTAGAAATAAACTTACTAGCAAAAGAAAGAAGCTGATTTGCCAAATCATTTTCTTCGGCAAACGTTATGCCCGCCGATTGATAATAAAGAACATCGACTTCATCTTCAATAACAATTCCGCCATTCTTTTCAGATAGAACATCTGCGATATTCGGAACAACAGGCGAAGAGAACATAGCCATTAAAGGAATGGCCAAAATACCACGAGAATCCGAAATATACTTATTCATACGATGGCCCCAAATCTTCTAAAAAATCGTTAGACAATGATGAAAAATAAGTTTGTCTACAAATAGAGTGCATTTCTTCTATTCTAGATGCAAAGTTATCATAGAGAGGTTCAAACGAATCTGAACAAGAAACATCAATATCAAGAACCGAGCCCCTGATCACATTGTTAAGTTTCGCTTCATTTGCAATAACAGTCTTGATTATGAAATGATCTTTGCGAAAAACATCAACATGATTAAACTGAATTCTACCCAACCCTATTCCAGAATTAAAGGAAATCTTACACACCTGAGCCGCATCAGCATGAAGAAAATTAATATATCGAAGCCCAACTCTTTCAACAAAGCTAACTGTTTTGGACGAAATGATGAAATTCAAAAATTCATTCAAGCCACCCTCAAAAACAGGCCATCCGGGATAAGGAGATTTATTTACGTAGCGAACACCATATTTCGAAATCTGCAACACCATTCTTTCAGTCGAAATTTGATATAACGGAGCATTCTTCAAATTTAGATCGTTATTTCTAACAACTTCTGGAATATCCATTGTAGGAAGACGTTCCAAACCGTTCAGAGCTTTGTCAGAATAGTTGTTCAACAAAGAAACAGCTACAACTTCAATCGGCTGGGAGAAGTTACACCTCAAATCAAGAGATGATTCGATTACTGTATTTTTTTCCAATTTTTTGGGAAGTTGGTTATGCATACTCAAAATCTTCATACAACTATTGTTTTCAACGCCAAATCTACAAAGAAAATACATAATTGATTGCGGTAAATACCAGATTATATCAAATTATGTCATATTATTTCAATTTTTATTGTTTTACAAAGCCTAACAACGATTAAATAACACTCATTAAAATTCAACAATAATCATTATAGTTCATTCTTATTCTTTTATCGTCTTTCAGCTGCAATTTGTCAAACAGACCGCCCATCGTGGTCCACTCTAAGTCCCGTTAACCCACCCAAAAATCCCAAAAATTTGCGGACGAAGTCGCGCGCGCCACCCCATGAGCCGATTCCGGAGAGCAACAAACCTTTTTGACAGGGGGCCTACCCTACCCCTCCACGTCCGTTAACACAGGTTTAACCGATTAACCGACATTAACCGACAAGACCGGACCGGGCGCCCCCGACTCCCACACAACGCCCGTAATTAAACGGCAAACAACGATTAACTAGCATTAACCTAAAAACATTCAAGCTAACAGTTTTAGCCTGTTGTAGAGCATTTACAAGCGTCAGCAAATAGGCGTTAACCCAACATTATACATACTGCCCCACCGCCAAAATTAACCAAACTTTCAGCCAATCCAAACCGAACGCAGGCCCAAAGGGGATATATGATGACGCTTCTACACCATTTCCATCAGCTCTCGCCCAATTCGCTGCAACTCGCTGTCGATCTTCTTGAGCCTTGCCGCAGAAGGTTTCTTTGTCCCGTTGACATACGCGGCAAACAATGGCTGTGGAATCCCAACCCTTCTGGCAAACGCAGCAGCGTTCAACTCAGGAAACCTCCAGAACACGCGTCCGACCGGGTTCATCTTCTTTGGAGAAAAGAACCCGTCAAGTTCCAGCCCTTCGCAAAGGTCATCGAACCATACGCCGTCGAGATCTGCACGGCAGTTTTCAAGCTGTTCCCTCGTGGCATTGCGGAGCGGCTCGTAATCGCGTATAAGCTCCTTTCCGATTCTTCCGTCCTTAAGCTCCACGCAAACGGCCTCGTTGTCAACCCAAATGCGCTTTACATCCTTTTCGGTTATACCAGCCATAAGCCCTCACTTGTCAAAAATTTCATGCCACTTCGTTTCGATTAGCCCGCTGTTTTCAGAAGCGATGGTTGCAGCCTTCTTCAAGTCAGAAGCGGAAAGCTTTCCCTTGATCTTCACGACAGCCTTGCCACCTACAATCTCGAACTTCGCCTTCTTCCCCTGCCTCATCACATGGACATGGACCGGCTCGTGCTCGTTCATGTAAAAGAAGAAAAGAAAACCGTCCTGTTCGAAAATCTTTGGCATGCCTACAATATAGGTTATTATTTAATAACCGTCAACCCCAAAACATCCACCAAACAAAAACGAGCCCGCGAACGCAGGCCCGGTTACAAAGAACAATCGACCCAGCAGTCAAGCCTCATTAATATCAGAGGCACAATCCTTAATCATCTGAACATAATCAGTCTCACCTCCGGAAGGAATCCGGAAAGAAAAAACAGTTTTCCCACCAAAGCTAGAAACACAAAAATCACCATGAGAAATAACGTCCATACCAATAAGAACGTCCCACCCACCGCCAGGCTCACCCTCTGTAACCTGAAGATTGAAAACAATGTCACCCGGAAGCTTAATTGACAACAGGTACACAGAAACAACCATCGGACCACCAACACCGCGCGAAACCGTTGTGGATACAGGGGAAAGCCCCAAAGCCTTGGCAACATCGCTGGTAATGACGGAATCCGTAGCCCCAGTATCCCAGAGGCCGACAAATTCCTTCCACTGCCCAGCGCCCAAAGGACTCACTTCAACAGGAGTCTTAAGAACGTTGACAATCGAGCTTTCATGTTTGGTCAATGCTTGCACGGAACCAAGACCACGTTATTGGACGCATATCGATGCACATAGCTTTCTGCATCGGGAGACTTGCACTCGTAAATGGAGAAATGGCCCAGGGTGAATTCCTTGACTCCGTAGTTGTAGGCATCGATGAGAGACGAAAAATCGGCAATGACGGCGGCGTCATGGATCACCAGAAAACGGTGCGCGAACTTTTCGAACAGCGACGGCAAATTGCCCATGAAAAAATAGAAGTCCTTTGTCATCGAGTAGTCAGCCATACTCTCAAATATACTAAAAATCCGCCGCACGGACCAAACCAACTCCCCCGCCTGGGAGGAATGCCCAGCAGCGTCACGTCGGCGCTTGGCCTACGGCTTATCCCAGCTGAAGAAATTTGCGGTCACAAACTGGTACCACGGAACACGAATCATGCACTCAGGTTTATTCAGTTGTTCACAAGCGCGATTGCGGGAAACAAGGAGAAGCGCCCGCAAGGTAGAACGGCTCCTGCCATCGAACAGGTACATTCTGGCTTGCAAGTCCTCAAGACTCTCGCGAGAAGCGGATGCGCCGTTCTTAAGTTCAGCCAACAAGTCATTGTACCCATCGTACATCGATTCCCAGAAACCAACACAGCCCTTAAGGTTCAGGGCGACATCGGCAATCAGCGAAACCGAACCGACAATATTCAGGATCAAGGAAAGCACTTCGCCGCCGGCAGCAGCCGAATAGCCGGAGAGCCACAGCGAAGCAAGAGCAACAACACAAAGAAAGACATTCATCTTGACAAAGAACGAATGCCTGTAACCGGCATAAGCCAAGGCCACACGAAGTCGAGACTCAATGTCCCATTTAATTTCATCTGTACTCATAGCAAACCTACATGGGAATCGGAGGCGTATTGGTTGCAGGGCCGGACTGGTTGCCATTACCAGCGGATTTCGGATAATAAAACTTTGGCGGAGGCGGAGGCTGAGGTGGCGGCGGCGGAAACGGTGGAGTTTTGTTTGCTCCCGGTATCGACAGCGCCAGAATTGAATTGTTCATTTGTTTTGTCCATGTCATGAAAATAGAATTAAAGGTTTACGGATGCAAGATAGAAAAACCATCTCCACCGCCTTAGCGGGATGGTTCAGAAGCGGAACGGAAGCGGCGCTCTAGACTGTTATCATCTGCCATAAGGACTTGGTGTGCGTGCAGGGCCTGCAGAGTGAGCAGGGATGGCGTGCGCTTGGCGTTGGCGGGGTTTTGCGGTGGTGGACTTGTATTGTTACTTGCGATAGAAACAGGGCCGTAGCGAAGCCGGAAACGGGTCTATTTGCCTATGAGTGAGTATGAGGGTTATGTACACATAAGGATTAAAGGTTAATGAGTGAGTTATGGTTATTACTGCAATGGAGTGATGTGTAATGAGATGAAGTGTAATGAGGTGAGGTGGCTAACTTTTTGCCATCTATTTTGCTAGCTTATTTGCTAAAGTTTTGCTAATACTTTTGCTATATGGTTTGCTAGACTTTTGCTAGAAATAGAGTGCGAAAAATTACGCCTGTAACACAAAATTACAAGCATAATTTATAGGTTCTATTATGGAAAAATCTAAAATCAGCCTTTCGAGGCCTGATCTTGTACTTGTCGAAGGACTACGACTTCTCGGCCTTCTTTCTTCAACATCTGAATGCCAGCCTGCACAATTTGGGCGCACTCCTCTGGAGAAAGTTCAACTTCCTGACGAAGTTCTTCAGCACGAAACTTCTTTACGGCCTCCCAAGCTTCATCAGTGAACATTTCCTCAATTTTCATTCCCATCTTTAGGAGTTGATCTAAATAAACCAGGTCAACTCCACCGCCCTTCTTCCATTTAGTTATAGAAGCTGGTGTAATTCCAAGTTTTTCAGCGAGTTTACTCTGGTTCAATCCTATTCTGTCTAGGAATTTATCAACGTCCATCATAGGCGTCTCCTTGTAAAATCGCATTAAAAATAGCCGTTTTTTACTATTGGTCAAAAAAAAATCATTTTTTTTTATAAAATCTCTTGACTTTTTAACCATTGGTTTTTATATTTTTTACCGTTGTTAAAGAAATGGTAAACTAATGGTAAAAGTAAACTCAAATAAAAACGAAGCAAAGAAGAATGGGAAGCAGGTAGTAATTACCGATGTTGCTCATGAAGCTTTGACGCAAATCGTTGCTAAAAGAGTTGCTCGAGGAATTCCGGCCACAATGGGCGGAGTCTTGTGTGAATTGATTATCAATGAAAACGAGAGCAACTGATGAAAAAGCAAGGCATTGCATTTGTTAGGCTGGATATCCTCGCTAACTGGAGATTCTGGAACACTTTCAAAAAGAATCAAGATTTTGAAGGTGCAGGTAGAGAAGTCATATCCATAGCAGAAGCATTGCTTGCCGAAGATTACGATGTAAACGAAACTGCAGCAAAACTCTTGAAAGAAACTACAGAATTCCAGACCAAGAAGAAGAAGGCCGGTCAGAAAGGCGGCTACAAGAAGGCCGCCAACGAACGCGCCAAGGCTGCAGCAAAGAATAACGACCAAGTGACCGCATCCGACATAAGCACGAACGGCACACAGCTGGACGTAGCGAGTGGCAACGCCGCTGACGATTGTAAAGTACCACCGTCCAGCACAACTTTGGTGGCAGATGGCGTAACCCGCGAGGGCTCGCAGAACTTCGCAACGCCGCAAGGCGCGCTTCTGGAATCTGGTACATCTGCCACCACCGAAAATAGCCCGGCGGTAGCCCCCACAGGCAACGAAGGGGATGAACTCGCAATGCCCGAAGGAGAATCTCTCCTTAACTCCGACGGGTCGTTTCCGGAATCCGCTACTTCCGCCGGGCAACAAAACTCCGTGAGAGGCTCGGAAATTGCTTGCGGTCAGCTTGCCACTGGC